ACACAACCCGGTAAACGTAAAGCTATCTTTAATAGAATTAAAGCTCAAGCTTCTCATGGAACAGGTGCAGGTCAATGGTCTGCAAGAAAAGCCCAAGCATTAGCAAAGGCTTATAAAAAAGCAGGTGGAGGATATAAATAATGCCTAGAATGATGTCACTACAAGAATTTTTAAAAAGCGGTAGTTCTATTGCTATTAAAACATACAAAAATACAGGTGTACTTCCAACTTATGTTGCAAGACCAAGACAACCTAACTCAAGAAAAATAAACATAAAAGGCCCTGCAGGTAAAACTGGAAAATCTTTATCTACATTTTATGGAGACCCAAAAAAAACAACTAGGGGTGATGTTATTGCGGCGGCTATAGCTAAGAAAAAAATAGTCAAGAAAAGAGGCAAGAAAAAAGCTAAAAAAATAAAAAGGAATAATGTATGATGTGTGAATACTGTGGTGGAAGCTGTGGCGGTTGTAGAGGCTAATGGCTTTAGCTAAATCACAAAGAAGTCTAAAAGCATGGAGTAATCAAAAGTGGAGAACTAAATCTGGAAAGAAAAGTTCTGTGACTGGAGAAAGATATTTACCTAGTGCGGCAATTAAAGCACTAAGTTCACAAGAGTATGCGGCAACAACAAGAAATAAAAGAAAAGCTAAAAAATCTGGTAAGCAGGTATCTAAGCAACCAAAATCAATAGCTAGAAAAACAAGAGCATATAGGAGCTTCGCATGAAGGGTGTAAAACATTATACAAAAGACGGAAAAGAATTTAAAGGTGCTACGCACAAAATGAAAGATGGAACATTACATTCTGGTAAAACACATACAGCCAGTTCTAAAAAATTATTTCATTTTAAAGATTTATCAGCAAAGGCAAAGAAAACAGCTAAAGCTTAATGGTTCTTAAAAAACATAGAAATCCTAAAGGTGGATTAAATGAGGCAGGAAGAAAACATTTTGAAGCTAAAGATGGTGGTAATTTAAAATCTCCTGTTAAGAGAGGAAAAAATCCACGAAGAGTTTCTTTTGCTTGTAGATTTGCAGGTATGAAAGGTTCGATGAAAGATTCAAAAGGAAGACCTACTCGTTATGCACTAGCATTAAAAGCATGGGGTTTTGGTAGTAGAGAATCGGCGGCTAAATTTTGTCAAGCAAACAAAAAGAAGTAAAATACTATTGGCAATGGTATTGGGAAACTGATTGGAAGAATCAAAAATGCAAATCAATATATTATGGCCCTAGACTTGATTGGATGAAATTATTTAAAGATGAACCTAGTAACACAAGAAAAAACAAAAGAACTAACAGACCAACAAAAAACATTTCTTAACGCATTGTTTGGAGAAGCTAATGGCAGTCCAAAACTTGCAGGAGAAATAGCAGGTTATTCAGAACATTCATATCCAAAAGTAATTAAATCACTAAAGGATGAAATATTACAAAGAGCAGAAGAGGTAATGGCTTCATACTCACCAAAAGCAACTATGGGATTAGTTAAAGCAATGGATGAGGATGGTAGTGTACCCGGTGCTAGTATAAGAGTTGAGGCGGCTAAACAAATACTCGATAGAGTAGGATTAACAAAAAAGGAAAAATTAGATGTCAATCTCAAATCAATCTCCGGAATCTTTATTCTCCCTCCCAAGGATGGAGGAGCAGGAGAAGATTCTTCTTCGTAAAAGAAAATCAAGAGTAATACCCTTTGGGTATAAACAATCTAACGACCCAGATTTTTTAGAACCTATTCAAGATGAGATAGATGCTATTGAACAGGCAAGAAAATATATTCAAAGTTCTTCCTATAGAGAAGTAGCAGATTGGATGTTTAGAAAGACTGGTAGAAAAGTAACTGGTATGGGTTTAAGAAAAATTTTAAGTAGAAAATGGTAGATGATATTGCACCACCTAAAAAGAAAAAAGTAGGTAGGAAAAGAACAACAACAGTATCAGCTAAAACACAAACTCTTAAAGAAAAATTTGTTAAAGCAAAAAAATCTGCAACAAGAACATTAAATGCAGAAAAGAAAAAAGTAGAAAAGGCTAGAGAAAAATATGTATTAGCCCAACGAAAAGCACAAACAAAGAAAAAGAATTTAAAAGAAATAGAAGATGTCCTTATAGGCAAAAATTCACAAATTGTTGAAGAAGATAAATTAGAAGACTTAGCACCTAGTATACAAGATGTTATAGCAGAAAAAGAAATTATCTTTCAACCTAACGATGGCCCTCAAACACAGTTTCTTGCGGCAAGTGAACAAGAAGTATTTTATGGTGGAGCAAGAGGTGGAGGTAAATCCTACGCTATGCTTATTGACCCTTTGCGATATTGTCATAAACAACATCATAGAGCATTGCTTCTTAGACGCTCAATGCCAGAACTTAGAGATTTAATCTCACACTCACAACGCTTATATCCTAGAGCATTTATAGGAGCAAAGTGGAGAGAACAAGAAAAAGAATGGCGATTTCCTTCCGGTGCTAGAATTGAATTTGGTTATGCAGAAAATCTAACAGATGTACTTCGTTACCAAGGACAATCTTATACATGGATTGGTATTGATGAATTACCTCAATTTCCAACTCCAGATATATATAACTTTTTACGTTCATCACTTCGTAGTGTAGACCCAGAGATACCTGTATTTATGAGAGCAACAGGTAATCCGGGTAATGTTGGCTCAACATGGGTTAAAGAAATGTTTGTTGAACCAGAAGAACCAAATACACCATTTACTGTAGAGATAGAAACACCTGTAGGTGTCAAACAAATAACTAAAAAATTTATATCAGCAAAATTACAAGATAATCCATATCTTATGCAAACAGATGATTATATGATTATGTTATCATCATTGCCAGAGGTACAGAAAAAACAATTTTTAGAAGGAGATTGGGAAGCTTTTGAAGGTTCTGCATTTCCAGAGTTTAATAAAGATATTCATGTTATACAACCTTTTGAGATACCTAGGAACTGGATTAAATTTCGTGCTTGTGACTGGGGTTATGCTTCTCCTGCTTGTTGCTTATGGATTGCTATTGACCATGATAACTATTTATATGTTTATAGAGAACTATATACAACAAAAACGACAGCAGATATTTTTGCTAGAAAAGTCCTAGAAATGGAGTATGGAGAGAATATACACTATGGTGTGTTAGATTCATCAACTTGGGCAAAAAGAGGCGATGTAGGGCCAAGTATAGCCGAAACAATGATAGCTGAAGGCTGTAGGTGGAGACCATCTGATAGGTCACCTAAAAGTCGTATAAATGGTAAACTTGAGTTACATAAAAGATTATATGTTGACCCAGATATACAATATCCCGGAATGTTTGTATTTTCTAACTGTATAAATTTAACTAGAACACTTCCTTTACTACCAACGGATAAAAATAATCCAGAAGATGTTGATACACACGCAGAAGACCATGCTTATGATGCTTTAAGATATGGTGTTATGAGTAGACCTTTACATCCTCATTCAATGCAAACACATTGGGAAAGACCTAGAGAAACTAAATTTGAACCTTCTGACAAAACTTTTGGCTATTAAAGGAAAACGTATGAGTAAAAAAGAAGTGCTATGTGGTTGTGATGCTACATTACCAGAATCAATTAAAATTGGTTATAGAGATTATAAATTAGAAGCATGGAAACAGACTGTTGCTACAGCAAATGAGGCAAGTGGTCAATTTTTTATTAAAGAAGGTGTCTTAGGATACAATGAAGAAGAGAAGGGAGTTTCTCACGCTAATACAATACTACATGAAGTTATGCATGGTATAATATATCAATGGAGTATGGAGTTAGATGAGAAGGTAGAAGAACTAGTAGTTAATGGTTTAGCTAATGGTTTAACAACAGTATTTGTAGATAATCCACAGTTAGTAGATTACTTACGATTAAAAATTAAGGAGGGTGGATAATGCCACAGCCAGTATTAACAAAATATAAACAGGGAGACCTTGGTATGGATTATCCAAAAGATACTCCTACAGGACAAAAGCTTGATTTAAAACCTCATTGTAATTATGAGGATAGGCCAACTGACTTTCCTGCAAAGAAAGAAAATAAAGTAGAATCATCTTTTATGAAGATGGCTAACGAAAAGGATTATTAATATGTACGGAAAATCAAAAATGTCAATGTCAAAAAGCATGATGAAAAAACCAAAAGTAAGAAAACCAGTTAAGGTTAAATCTAAAGTTAAAACAAAAATTAAAAAAATAGGATATTAAAATGCCACAACCAATAATGAAAAAATATAAACATGGCGAAATGGGTATGGAATATGGAATGCCTAAAAAAGAAAAGCTACAATCAGAATTAATAAAAAAATATTCTCATGGAGAATTATCTGCTGATGTAGGAAAAAAGGCAAACGAAAAAATAGAACCTTTCGCAAAAGCAAGATACACTCAAGGCTCACACAATAGTTAAAATATAATGGCTGATAAACCAGATGAGATAATCTCTTTAACAGGAGATAAAAATCAAACATCTATCCAAGACGATTTATTAGTTGGCATTATTAAAGGTAGATTAGGTTCTGCTGAAGATGCACGATTTTTTGACGAGGAGAGATGGCTAAGAGCATATAGAAATTATCGTGGAGTATATGGTAATGATATGTCTTTTACAGATACAGAAAAATCTCGTGTTTTTGTTAAAGTAACTAAAACAAAAGTTTTAGCGGCTTATGGTCAGATAACTGATGTATTATTTTCCTCTGGAAAATTTCCTATTGGTGTTGACCCTACACAAATACCAGATGGTATATCACAGTATGCTCATATAGATAAAACTAAAGAGCAAGAAAATGCCCCAGAAGAAGAAGAAGTAAATCCTTATGGATTTTCTGGTGATGGTAAAGAATTACCTAAAGGTGCAACTTATGATGATATACTAGGAGGATTATCCGAAAAGTATAATGGTGAAGTAGAGTTTACAGAAGGCCCTGCTCCCGATTTAAAAAAGATGCCTCAAATTGAACCTGCACAAGAATCTGCAGACAATATGAAAAAACTTATTCTTGACCAACTAGAAGAGAATAATGCAACAAAAGAATTACGACATACATTATTTGAAATGGCGTTATTAGGAACAGGCATTTTAAAAGGCCCTTTTACATTTGAAAAAGATTTACATCGTTGGACACAAGACCCAGAAACAGGTTCATCTGCATATACACCTTCTACAAAAGTTGTACCAATGGTTGAGGCTGTAAGTTGTTGGGATTTTTATCCAGACCCAGAAGCTACAAAAATAGAAGATTGTAATTATGTTATACAAAGACACAAGTTAACTTCTAGCCAATTAAGAGATTTAACAAAAAGACCTTTTTTTAGAGAAGATGAAATAATTTCTGTATTATCAGAAGGCCCAAACTATCAAGTTAAAGGTTATGAACATAGATTACAAGATAGAGAAAACGAAACAGAATTTGAAAAAGAAAGATTTGAAGTTTTAGAATACTGGGGTAAGATGGATAAAAAACTTGCAGAAGAAGCAGGTTTAGAATTAGATTTACTTGATGATGATTTAGATGAAGTACAAGTTAATTGTTGGGTATCTGGACAAAGAGTATTACGATTAGTATTAAATCCTTTTACTCCTGCTAGATTACCTTATTTAGTAACTCCTTATGAATTAAATCCATATCAATTCTTTGGTGTTGGTGTTCCAGAAAATATGGAAGATTCACAAACAATTATGAATGGTCATGCAAGAATGGCTATTGATAATTTAGCTTTAGCAGGTAACTTAGTATTTGATGTTGATGAAACAATGTTAGTGCCGGGTCAAGATTTAAAAGTTTATCCGGGTAAAATATTTAGAAGACAATCTGGTATGCCGGGTCAATCTATTCATGGATTAAAGTTTCCAAACACAGCACAAGAAAATTTACAAATGTTTGATAAGTTTAGACAACTTGCAGATGAATCAACAGGTATACCTTCGTATTCACATGGTCAAACAGGTGTACAATCTACAACAAGAACTGCGGCAGGAATGTCAATGTTAATGGGTGCGGCGGCACTAAACATAAAAACAGTTATTAAAAATGTAGATGATTATTTATTAAAGCCTTTGGCTCAATCTTTATTCCAATGGAATATGCAATTTAATTCTGATGTACCTGCTATTGTAGGTGACTTAGAAGTAAGTGCAAAAGGAACACAATCATTAATGATGAAAGAAGTTCGTTCACAAAGACTAATGACATTATTACAAGTTGGAGCAAATCCTACAATTGCACCATTTATAAAATATCATGCTGTATTAAGGGAGATAGCAAAAACTTTGGACTTAGACCCAGACCAATTAATTAACGACCCAGAAAAAGCGGCAATATATTCAGAAATAATAGGAGTAGCAACAAATGGAAATCAACAAGCTCAAGGCAATGGTCAGCAACCCCCTATGGGTGGAGGTGGAGAAGTTCCTGCAGGAGCAAATCCAAACGACCCAACTGGAGTTGGAGGTGGCAACATCGGAACTGGAAGTGTACCGCAAACAGGGGAGCCTAGCTTCGCTTCGCAAACTCCTCCTACTCAGAGAGCGAATTAAAAAATAATGGCAACTGAAGATACTGTAACAGGTTTAGCTTTAAAAGAAGCTAGTAGTACAACAAATTATAATAAACAAAATGTTCATTATAAAATGAAATATAATGCTACCACAAAACAGTGGGAGCAAGAAGAGATAATGACACCTTTAGTTCCTATGGTATATCCGGGAATAAAAACTAAAGATGGTAAAGTAAAAGATATAAGTGGTGGTTTAAAAGACTCATCAGTTGTAACAAAACCTTCAGACGACCCATTTGATAATAAACTACCAGTTTTACCAGATACACCAGAAACACCAATAACAGCCCCTTCAACAGGTATAGGTGGATATCAACAAGCACAACAAGATTATTCTAGTCAAGTGAGTGGTAGTGGTATGACAACATCTGGTGGAATACAATATGAACCTAGTCAAGTGAGTTCTTACTCAGAATCATTAAGAGATAACATGAAATATAATGTTATGCCGGGTGGTTATAATAGTCAATCAGATGCTCAAGTATTATCTCAGTCACTTGATGGTGGTATATTACAACAATTATTAAATCCTACTGTTAAAGATAAAAACGAAAAGACAAAAATGGAAGCTCTTGGTTCATTACCTGTAATTGGTGGCATATCTAAAATTGCAAGTTTTATGGGGCCTCGTTCTGAAAAAGCACAAATAGATAGATTATTAAAAAGTGGAATGATTACTCTAACTAATAGTCAAGGACAAACAGTATCAACAGAAGATGCTTTTAAAATATTAACACAGGATGATAAAGGTAAATTAAAAATATTAAAAGGTGAAGATTTAATTAACTCTGGTTATAAAATAACACAAAATAAAAAAATTTCAGATGAGTATAGTAACTCTCCTGCATTTATGAATTTACAAGAAGATAAAGCAAATAATTTTGTTTCTAATACTGGTACACAACTAACAACATTAAACCCAGTTATGGGTAGTTCTGGTACAACATTATTTGGTTTATTTGATGAAGCTAAAGGTAGTAGTCATACAAATGGTGAACAAGTATTAGTTGTAGATGCCGATGGCGGTGGTGCATATAATAGTGAAGGAAAATTTGTAGGACAGAATGGGCAAATATATGCCTTTGGTACAGCAGAACAAGCAATGCAATCCGCTATGGGTGGAGTATTACCTGCTGATGTTTTAGAACGAATGACTGATGAAAATGGTAAATTAAAAGATTTATATACAGACCCAAGTAGTCAATATTATATAGACAGTTCAAACGTTGTTAATGGTGTTTACGTTGGTGATGTTGTATTAGAAAATAGAGATATAATAGATAATGGTGGTAATGGTAATGTTGTAGGAAGTACAGCACCAGATGGCTCTCAAGATAAACAAGATAATCAAAATAATCAAAATCAAGTACAAGATGATATTAGAGATGAAGTTGCAGATGATTTAGAAGATATTTATGGCGACCAAGGAATAGAAGAGCCTTCTCCACCTACTACAGAAGACAGTTACTTAGAAGCATCTGGTGCACAAGGTGGAGGTAATAATGATTCTGGTAGTGATAATTCAAGTAGTAGTAAAGATAAAAAAATAGTTTGTACAGAAATGTATAGACAAACACAATTAGATGATTGGCAACGAACTATAAAACTTTGGTATATATTTC